CCTCAAAAATTCCCCGGGGGGTTCTTTGCTGGAAACATTCCCGATTGGCCTACGTTGGGAGACGGTTTTACTACTTCCTAAAGTAGTATGAAAGTCATACAAGAGTATTTGCAAAGAGGGAAGGAGATCATGGAACGTATCCCTGCCGAAGAACTAAGTGACCGGCAACTCATGTTTGCCATTTTACGTCGAATCACCAAACAAGGAGAACTAATGACTGAACTTACCGAGGCTGTTGCTGCCCTTCAGGTTTCTGTTGCTGGCATTAGCGAGCGAATTCTTCCGCAACTCGCAACTTTGCAGGAAGCGCTTGCTACCTCTCAGGCAGCCTCTGCTGAACTCCAGGTTTCGCTGGACGCAGCTGTCTCTTCTGATGTGGCCGACGATGCTGTGTTCGCACAGACCATTCTCGACCAGCAGTCTGCGCTTGACGCTGCGAATGCCGTTGCTGTTCAGGCCGCAACCGATATTCAGACCCAGGTTGCTGCGCTTGATGCACTAGCCCAACCAGCACCTCCTGTCGAACCGCCTGTAGTCTAAAGCGTTTACTACTCGTCACTACGTCAGCCAAATACTCAAACACCTAGACACAATCTGAAAGGGGTAATGCAATGGCAGATGTCACAGGCAAAACCTCTATCAAGATTGATGAACTGATCAATGCCACGGTTGTCGATGGTGAGATCCTTAGTGGGCATCTGATCCTTCGTACTCGTGGGGGCGCAGAGATTGATGCTGGCGTAGTGACGGGTGGTGGGGGCGGACTCTCTGCTTTGGACTTCCTGCCTATAGGCTACATCTACATGAGTGTGTTGTCAACAGACCCAGCCACCTTGTTCGGGGGAGGTACTTGGGTTCGTATTGGACAAGGTCGAGTACTTGTTGGACAGGATCCAGCACAGACAGAGTTCGATACTGCTGAAGAAACCGGTGGAGAGAAAACCCATACGATTACGGTTGCTGAACTACCTCCACATACTCACACTCTTGAACGTAAGACAGCACAAGGTACTAGTACTGGCGTGACTCGAGGTTCTGCTGCTGTTCAAGCTGATGGTACCACTGCCACAGCAGGTAATGGTGTGGCAATGAATAATCTACAACCATACTTAGTGGTCTATATATGGAAACGGGTATCCTAGATCTTGGAAGGAGGATCGATGGTTCGCAAAGCACCAGAACCCGTCCTTCCTCCTCCGGCTACAACGCTTGAAGGCAGGGAGGACCAACTGATTGCTGCCGCAATGGATCTCGTTGAGAGACGAATTGCCGAAGGCACTGCATCAGCGCAAGAAACTGTACACTTCCTGAAGCTTGGCTCAGTTCGTAACCAACTTGAGCAAAACAAACTTAAGGCAGAGAATGACATGCTCTCGGCCCGGGTCAGAGACATGGAGTCTCGTCAAAGCAGCGAAGGCCTGTACGCCAAGGCACTTGCTGCATTCAAAGGTTACTCTGGCGAAGAAGCAATTGATATGGGCGATGATGAGTATGAGGACTTATGAAGAACTGTCCAAGTTGGATAGTCTTGAAGATCGCTTCGACTATCTAGCACTACATGGCGACATTGGTAGTGATACCTTTGGGTACGATCGCTGGGTCAACCAAGCCTTCTATAGGTCTAGAGAGTGGCGAAACGTTCGTAACCTCGTCATCATTCGAGACAATGGGAACGACATGGGGGTGGACAACTTTGCAGTGCAAGGTTCTCCCTACGTCCATCACATGAACCCCATCATGATTGATGATTTCGGACTTGAGTCCGACGACATCATCAACCCAGATTTTTTAATTTGTGTATCTCAACGCACGCATAACGCCATTCACTACGGGAATCGATCTAATCTACCAAGAGAACCAATCGTTCGAATGCCTGGCGATACGCGTCTTTGGTAACTATCGGAGGTACTTTTGAGAAAGAAAGAGCTTCAAGGCATTGGGTTTGTTGAAGCATACCATGTTGGCCCACGACAAAGACCTACTTCTATCTATCTTAAGCCGTCTTTTACAACGGGTGACCAAGGCGCAGCTAATGGTATTGCACAAGCATGGCACAATCCTAATAACAGAACCAACTCATGTCACTATGTAGTAGATGAAGCACAGACACTTCGCTGTCTATCAGTCTATAAGGCTTCGTATCCAATAGATAAAACTCCATATAAGAATGTCATCAGCATTACTGTATGCTATGACCCGCCCGACACTCCATCAGTGAAAGTAGCCCAGCACACGGCAAGACTAGTGGCTCGTCTCTGCAAGTTGTACGACATTAAGTTGAGGTTGCTTGATGGTGACCTGTTTGACAAATGGTCGCTTCACAGGTGGCGCACGCGCGGGGGAATCATCATCAAGGACTATTGGGGCGTTTCTGCTGAAGCATTCCTAGTTCTAGTTCAAATCGAGTATAGGAGCATGCAATGACTGATATTCCTGATGCAGTAATGGAACCAGACGAAGACAATGAGGAAGACACCTTTGACTTTGATGATCTCATTGCCATCTCCGAGAACGGTCAAGGCCTTAGTGATGTGGAACTTGGATCCGTACCTAATGGATCTAAGAACGGTCCGCCTGAGCCGCCCAAACAAGTAGCAACGACATGACTTACGTAGACCTTAGCAAACTTCCCAAGGATCATCGGCCTTCCTGGTCGCCTCGGGAAGCCATTGCCTGGGGTATCCAAGAAGTTACGTACCGACATGAGTTCTACGGACACTTGTGTGATCACTTCGTTGGCTTGTGCTACGGCAAGTCTTACTCCGGCTTTGATTCAGCCATCGAGCACTGGTATGCCATTCCTTGGGATCAGAAGTCTACTTCCCACAATCCGCCCAATGGTGCTGTCAAGTATTATGGTATTGGTTACTACGGGCATACTACTTTGGTTATCCGAGATGGTAAGGAAATCTCCAATGATGTCAAGCGGTATGGCTATATCGACATCATCAACTGGGGAGAGATCGAGAGTCGATGGGGTGCTAACTACCTAGGTTGGGCACGTCCTTGGTTCAGTAGTGCCATTCCAAACAGTGGTTATGCTCGACCCGAACTAGCTACAGTAGTTGACCTGTCCAGGATCAAGACAGCAGCCAGACAGCATGACCATAGTTACCCCTTTGGCACTCGGCACATTCAGAGAGCTCTGGTTGCGGAGAAGATGCTGTCTAAGGAGCATATTCCTGGAAGGTATGGTCCACTTACCACAGAGGCCTACTCCAAGTGGCAACGGCATCTGGGTTTCAATGGGGTGGCTGCCAATGGCGTTCCGGGTGAGGCGTCACTGACCAGACTTGGCAACCAACACGGATTCAAGGTGAAGAACTAATAAACTTAAGGAGGTGGACATGACAACCTTTGATGAAAGTATTCTTACTGAGACTAAGAAGGCCTTGGGTATTGATGAGACTGCCACGGTCTTTGATACAGACATTCGAATGCACATTAACTCTGCCCTTGGCACATTGAGTCAACTTGGCATTGGGCCTGAGGGTGGGTTCGAGATCCTCGATGAGACTCAATCCTGGTCTGATTTCTTGCTTACAGATCTTAAGCTTAGTCCTGTTAAGTCATACGTTTATCTTCGAGTTAAGTTACTGTTTGATCCTCCTGCTAATAGTTGGCTAACTGTTGCGATGAAGGAACAGATTGAGCAACTTGAGTGGCGGCTTAATGTTGTTCGCGAAGACGCAATTCCGATTCCTGTACCCGTCCCAGATGAAGGCGATGATGTCTTCTGGTACCGATACTTCCGGTACTTGGATGGAGGAACGGTGTAATGTCTGCTACTGTTGAATTTCGTTTCCAAAGAGGTAGCCGTAACCGTTGGATAGAACTTGACCCCATTCTTGGTGAAGGTGAGCCAGGGGTTGAGATGAATACTGGGTTGTTTAAGATTGGTGATGGACATACTTCATGGAATGATCTTGAGTATTTTCTGACAGAACCTTATATTACTGGCATTGTTGAGATAATGATTGCTGAGTCAGGAGGTCTATCTTCTGATGTTCGCATTGGGAACCTTTCTGATCTAACTACAATAGCTAAAGATTTGATTGTGAACGCAATCAACGAGGTGAATGCGAAAGCAGAATCTGCAGAAAATTTCTATCTTCCTTTTGGAAGACCTGGTAATCTGTCGATCTTTACCGGTCCTAGGGTATATTTCCCTGATGACGTTGAGTTCTTAGGTATTACTATTACGGTTACTTCTGCGCCAACTGGGTCACCGGCAATTTTTGAAGTTCTTAAGAATGGATCAAGCACGTTTTCAGTCGATCCTACTATTGATGTGTCTACATTTCTTGCAACAACTGGCACTTTGGATAGTCCTACTAAGTTTACTGCACGAACAGATTATTTGCAAGTTCAGTGTACTCAAGTTGGTTCTATCGTTCCTGGTGCCGACCTTACCATGGCCTTAAAGATGAGGCCAGCTTAATTCATACTTAGACATAACAAGAAAGAGGTAAATTTCAATGGCTGATAACCTGCCTGATGCGATTGAGAACATTCTTCTCGATGCACTACTTCGAGGTGGTGCTATTACTGGTCTTGGTACTACATCCGTAATCAAGGCCAAGTTGATGACGGCTAATGGTACAGATGCTGCGAACGGTACCGAGCTTGCTGGTTCTGCTGGCTATACTACTGGTGGAGCAACCATTACTTTTGGTTCAGCCGCTGCAGCTGGTTCGATTGCAAACACCGTTGCTTGTACTTGGACGAACATGCCAGCATGTACCGTCGTTGGCCTTGAGTTGTGGTCTACTGGTAGTCCTGCACGTCTTTGGTGGGGTCCTCTCTCCTCCTCCAAGGTTGTTGCTGCTGGTGATACTTTCGAGTTCGCCATCGGTGACGTTACCTGCACGCTTGCATAGTACCAAACAATAGGACATACATCTATACAGGGAGGCGGTGAGATCGTGTCAGTTATTACTTATAAGACATCTGGAGTTTTTACTGCTACGATCACCGCGGTCCTGGGCATTAGTCTGAGGAGTTGCTGATGGCTGCCGTCACTCGGCTCGGCTCTGCCGCCTCTGTCGACACCAACTCTGGTACTAAGTCGTACACGCCTTCTCCGGCACCAGCAGTTGGGGACTTAATCCTACTGGTTGTTGCACACACTGGTAACGTGGCATTCGGTGCGCCGACTGACAACAACGCCGATGGCAATGGCACTTACACCCTGGTCGAGGCTCGTCAGAAGACATCTAATGCGGACCGGGTGGCAGTGTACGTTCGAGACCATCTGATCGGTTCGGCTACGTCTACTACGTTTACCACCGCACCAGGTACTACTACTGGTGGCGGCCTGGTTGTTCTCAAGGTGACCGGGATGACTCGGGAAGGTGCCAATGCGATCCGGCAGCATAACGGGCAGGATGCAATTACCAGTGGTACTCCCACTGTTGTTCTTCCTGATGTCTGCCTGACCACTAATCCGGTCGTCTTTGTCAACTTCAAGACGGTTAACAGTGCTTCTACTGTTCCGACTGGGTTCACTTCACTCGCCTACCATGGCTATGCGACTCCGGCAACCGCTGTAGTCTCATTTGCTGATAACGCTGGGTTTACATCTAACACGATCGCACTCGGCCAGACGGTTGCTGTATCCAACTGCTCTATTGCTGTAGAACTGGATGCATCATCTTCGGCCACGAAGTGGCAAGGCGTGGCTGCGTTCTCAGCTCAATCATCTTTGACAGCTGTTTCACACGCAACGGATTGGGATTTCGAAACTGCCGACATTAGCGCGTGGGCATCATTCAATGGTAACGCGACTGGTGCTCGCTCAACCACGCAGGCTCACTCTCCATCGAACTCACTGAAGCTGACGTGGGCTACTGCCATTCGCGGATATACTGACTTTGGCACTAATGTCGTAGTTGTTCCTGGTCATACGTATAAGATACCGATGTGGGTGTACGTTCCATCTGGTAACCCTAACGTGTATGCATCGGCATACTTCGAAAAGGACGGACCAGACATCACCGTCAAGGATGCTTGGGTGCAGACAACCATCGAATGGGTCGCATCTGGCTCCAGTTCGTTCATCGGGGTGGCTAATGCCGTTCCGGCGACGGCAGGACAGTTCTGCTACATCGATGACGTTCATATTATCGATCGTGGTATCGTTCATAAAGCAACTGTTGCATTCTCTAGTGCATCATCAATGGTTGCTAATGGGACGGCAAAAGGAATCAAATCCAACGGTGTTGCTTCCTTTAGTGCAGCATCATCTCTTATTGCTGTTGGTAATCGATATCCTGGAGAATACCAAGAGATTGAGACGTTCGATGATGGTACTGAGGGTAACAATTATACTCAAACTTCTGGCATATCTGATGGCGGTGCCGGTGTTGATGTTATCTATAATGCTGCAGCTAAGGTTGTCGGTACTTATGGTGCTAGGTTCACGTATACTGGTAGTACTTTACAATGGCGTCAGTATGCATTTGGTGGATCTCCAGAACCAGGTCTTATTTGGTGTCGTATAGTAGGAAGAATTCCTGTTCCCGCAGCAGTTTATCAACTGACGTCAATTAAAGACACAGGCGGCACTGTTCTTTCAATTCTTAGAGTTAATACAGATGGTACTATTAGCATCCGTGATGGTCTTAATCTTAACCGAGGTTCTACTACTTATGTCGTTAATGGAACGGATCAAATTCAAATCGCATTCGGCATTTCTGGTGGTTTGGTTCGACTTCGTATCTACGATTTACAAGGTAATTTAATTGAACCAGAAATTAATGGTACTTTTACTGATACAGGTTTTGCACCATCATTGGTTAATGTTGGAATTCTTTCTTCACCAACTACCAATCCTTATGTCATTGATCTAGATGAAATCGGTTATAATACTGCTAAAGAAATTACTCCGCTAGCAATTGGTGGTGTAACTTATAATGGCATTGCTACGTTCTCGTCTCAGTCGTCTTTGACGGTCAATGGCAGAGTAAAGAAGGTTGCTGCTGCTTCGTTCTCGTCGCAAACGTCTTTGACGGGGAATGGTAGAGTAAAGAAAGTTGCTGTTGCTTCATTCTCATCACAAACATCTTTGACGGCCAACTGTAGAGTAAAGAAGGTTGCTGCTGTCTCATTCTCAGCTCAGTCGTCTTTGACTGCTAACAGTAAGAGAAAGGCAGTTGCTGCTGTCTCATTCTCGGCTCAGTCGTCTTTGACTGCTAATGGGACTAAACGAGTTCAAGGTACTGTAACCTTTACATCTCAGTCATCTCTTACTGTCAATGGTAAGAGGAAGGCTGTTGCTGCTGCCTCATTCTCGTCACAAACATCTTTGACTATCAATGGTATTAGAAGAGCCCAAGGCATTGCTTCGTTCTCTTCTATTGCCTCTATGACGACTAATGGGACAAAAAAGGTATTTGGGTATGCTGCACTATCTAGTGAATCATCACTTACTGTTAACGGCAAGAGAAAGGCCATTGCTACTGCCTCATTCTCTGGTCAATCGTCTTTGACTGCAGTTGGATCTAAACGCTTCAATGGCATTGTAGTCTTTACGTCTCAATCGTCTATGACAGTTAATGGCAAGAGAAAGGCTATTGCTGTCGCTTCATTCTCGGGTCAATCGTCTTTGACTGCTAATGGCATTAAGCGCTTCAATGGCATTATTACATTCTCGGCTCAGTCATCCTTGATGGTTAGCGGATCAAGGAAGGCAGTTGCGTCTGCATCTCTGACTGCCCAGTCATCTTTGATAGTCAATGGTACTAGGCGAGCCCACGGCATTGCTTCATTCTCTTCTGAAGCATCTATGACGACTAATAGTACGAAAAAGGTTCGAGGTTATGCTGCGTTCTCGAGTGAAACGTCTCTTACGGCTAACGGCAAGAGAAAGACTTTTGCATCTGCATCTCTGACTGCTCAATCGTCTTTGGCAGGAAAAGGAACCAAGCGCTTTAGTGGCGTTGTAGTCTTTACGTCACAGTCGTCTATGACAGTCAATGGCAAGAGAAAGGCTATTGCCTCTACATCATTCAGTGCTCAGTCATCTATGACAGTTAATGGCACTAAACGTTTCAATGGCATTGTTGTATTCTCTGCTCAGTCATCTCTTGTTATCAATGGCAAGAGGAAGGCCGTTGCTTCTACATCTCTGACTGCCCAGTCATCTATGACGATTAATAGTACTAGGAGAGCTCAAGGTATTGCTTCATTCTCGTCCGAAGGATCTATGACGACAAATGGGGTTAGTACCATTCGTGGGTATGTGGCTCTTTCTAGTGAATCATCTCTGACAGTCAATGGCAAGAGGAAGGCCGTTGCATCTGCATCTTTGACTGCCCAGTCATCTATGACGGTTAATGGCAAGAGGAAAGCACTTGCCTCTGCATCACTGACTGCTCAATCGTCCATGACACCCAAGGGAACTAAGCGTTTTAATGGCATTACTACTTTCTCAGCACAGTCGTCTATGACGACTAACGGCAAGAGAAAGGCAGTTGCTTCCATATCTTTGACTGCTCAGTCATCTATAGTAGCCAAGGGTACTAAACGCTTTAATGGCATTGCCTCATTCTCGGCTCAGTCATCTCTGACAATCAATAGTAATAGACGAGCTCGAGGCATTGCTTCATTCTCGTCTCAGTCATCTATGACAACCAACGGCAAGAGGAAGACCTTTGGTGTAGCTCATTTTACTTCTGAAGGTATTCTATCAACCACTGGTGTTAATACACTACGAGGTTACTGTACACTAAGTGGTCAATCATCTTTGACGGTTAATGGTAAGAGAAAGGCAGTTGCTTCTGCCACTCTTTCAAGTCAAACGGTATTAATGGCTAATGGTACAAGAAAGACTTTTGCTTCTACCTCATTGTCTGCTCAGACATCTTTGACTGCTTATGCTAAGAGAAAAGCAGTTGCCTCTACCTCATTGTCTGCTCAATCATCTATGATGGTCAATGGCAAGAGAAAGGCAATTGCTTCTATCTCATTGTCTGCTCAATCGTTCTTTGCTGTTAATGGTACAAAAAAGGTGCTTGGCTCGAGTGAACTATCAGGCCAAAGCACAATGATAGCAACCGGGACCGAAATCTTAGCAAGCATAGGTGCCTTTGGTATTTTGATATCTTAATTGAAAGGAGGTTGCATGAATACAAAGCTTGATAAATTCTTTACTGATCAAGGCCTCCGGCCAATGGGGACTCTAATTCACTTCGGCATCAAAGGGCAGAAGTGGGGCTTTCGACGTTCAGATGCTCAACTTGCTGGCGGAAAGACTGGAACCACAGTAACCGGCGTCAAGGTTGCAACTGATGCTTCTGGTAAGATTATCTCTACCAAAGGCGGATCGCTTACTGCTCGACTAGATGCACGAGGTATGAACATCAAGAACGTACCACTTGAGAATGCTGATGCTACTCGTGCGCGCACGACCATGGCAACGATCAAGAAGACTAAGAGTCTTGCTGCTATTAGTGATTCTGACTTGAACCATCTAGTAAATAGATTAGGACTTGAGAAAAGGTATGCTGACGTCACTAAGACCAAAAATCCTGTTGCAACGACTCATAAAACTATAAAGACACTTCTTGGCGTTGGCAAAACCATGAATGAAGCTGTCAACTTTGCAAGAAGCCCTACTGGTCGGCTTTTATCTTCAAAGGTAGGTTTGAATAAAGCTACTGGTCTGGCTGACCAAGCACAGCATTTGGTCGATCTAGCTGAAGCAAATCGTCCGACAAAGAAGTGAAGGGAGTTGACCGTGGCACTATCGAATACAGCAGTGCCTATTTACTACGGTCGATTTCGTGAAAAAGTTCTCGCTGGCGAAATTCCGGTGTGTAAAGAGATCTCTCTTGAGATGAACCGGATCGATGCCCTTATCGAAGATCCTATGGTCTATTACGACGATCAGGCAGTAAACGGGTTTGTTGCTTATTGTGAGAATGAACTAACGCTTACTGATGGTACAGAACTTCACTTGCTTGACTCATTCAAACTTTGGGCTGAGCAAATTTTCGGATGGTTCTATTTCATCGATCGGCAGATCTGGCAACCGGCTACAGAAATTCATAAAAGCGGGTTCATTACCAAGACTGTTAAGAAACGATTGGTAACTAAGCAGTACATTATTACGGCTCGTGGTTCTGCAAAGTCGATGTATGCTTCATGTGTTCAAAGTTATTTCTTGAACATCGATACTGAGACGACTCATCAAATCACAACAGCCCCAACAATGAAGCAGGCTGAAGAAGTAATGGGTCCAATGCGGACTTCTATTACTAGGTCTCCAGGACCACTATTTCAGTTTCTTACTGAAGGATCCATTCAGAATACTACTGGATCAAAAGCAGATCGAGTCAAACTTGCTTCTACCAAGAAGGGCATTGAGAACTTCTTAACTGGTTCTTTGCTTGAGATTCGGCCGATGGCCATCAACAAGCTTCAAGGCCTTCGACCAAAAGTTTCCACGGTTGATGAATGGCTATCAGGAGATCTTCGAGAAGATGTTGTTGGTTCGATCGAACAAGGTGCTTCAAAGCTAGATGACTTTCTGATTATTGCTATTAGTTCAGAGGGTACTGTACGTAATGGCTCAGGCGATACTATTAAGATGGAACTTGCTGATATTCTTAAAGGCGAATATCTGGCTCCTCATGTATCGATCTGGCATTACAAGTTGGATAGTGTAGAAGAAGTAGCTGATCCATCAATGTGGATCAAAGCCAATCCTAACATTGGTTTAACAGTAACCTATGAGACGTATGCTTTGGATGTTGAGCGCGCGGAGAAGGCTCCTGCTGCTCGAAACGATATTCTTGCTAAGCGCTTCGGGCTTCCAATGGAAGGCTATACTTACTTCTTTACATATGAGGAAACTCTGCCCATCGAGAAGAGACTCGATTTTCGTGGGTTGCCTTGTGCTATGGGTGCAGACCTCAGCCAAGGTGATGACTTCTGTGCATTCACTTTCCTATTCCCATTGAGAGATGGGGCATTTGGTGTGAAGACACGGAGTTACATTACAGAAAATACACTTAATAATCTGCCTAGTGCTCTTCGATTTAAGTATGACCAGTTCCGAGAGGAAGGGTCTCTACATATCATCGATACTACTGTATTAGACATGATAGATGTGTATGAGGACCTGGACAACCATATTCTTCTAATGACTTATGATGTTCGATCGTTCGGGTTTGACCCGTATAATGCCAAAGAGTTTACAACTCGTTGGGAAATTGAGAATGGCCCATATGGTATGGAGAAGGTCATTCAAGGAGCTCGAACAGAATCAGTCCCTCTTGGTGAACTTAAGAAGATGTCAGAACAAAACTTGCTTCTCTTTGATGAAGACCTAATGAGTTTTGGCATGGGTAATGCCATTACTATTGAAGATACTAATGGCAATCGTAAGCTTCTTAAGCGTCGTCATGAAGAAAAGATTGACAATGTGGCGGCTCTAATGGATGCATGGATTGCTTACAAACTCAATAAGGAAGCATTCGAGTAATGAGGAGGTGATAGTGTGGGTAAGTTCACAGATCGTTTGAAGCACGTCTGGAACTCATTTTCAGATAATGAAGAAAATCCACAACAGTTCTATTCGACTGCGGGTCCGGCATCCAGCACTGCGCCAGACAGACCTAGATTCCGGATTTTTAGTGAACGGACGATCATCTCTTCGATTTATACTCGTCTGGCTATTGATGTTGCGAGCGTTACGATGGAACACGTTCGCACTAATGATCGCGGTGAGTATAAAGAAACTATTAATTCTGGACTTAATGAATGTTTGACAGTTGCTGGTAACATCGATCAGTCTGGAAGTCATATTCGTCGTGACATGGCTTTAACGCTTTTCTCTGAAGGCGTTATGGTTGCATTGCCTGTTAATACTACGCTCGATCCATCTAGTTCGGGTAACTGGGACATTAAGGACATGCGAATTGGCACTGTTCTTCAATGGAAACCACAACATGTTCAAGTAAGGGCTTATAACGAGAAGTCAGGACAAAAGGAAGATATTTGGGTTCCTAAGTCTATAGTTGCTATCGTTGAAAACCCGTTCTATTCTGTCATGAATGAACCTAATTCGACTCTTCAGCGACTAGTCCATAAACTTAGTTTAATGGACAATGTTGATGAGATTTCGAGTAAGGGTAAACTTGACATTATTATTCAGCTTCCATATGTGATTAAGTCGGAAGCTAGAAAGACTCAGGCTCAGAAACGTCGTACTGAGATTGAAGATCAACTTACTGGTAGTACCTATGGCATTGCATATGCCGATGGTACAGAGAAGATTACTCAACTCAATCGATCTGTTGAGAATAATCTTCTTGGACAGGTTCAATATCTGCAAACGCAACTGTTCAATGAACTTGGTCTAACGGCTGAGATCATGAATGGAACGGCTGATGACGTTGCGATGTTGAACTACATGAACCGTACTATTGAGCCAGTTCTGGCTGCGATCACTGAAGCAATGGCGATGAAATTCCTGACCAAGACAGCACGCACTCAAGGTCAAAAGATCATGTACTTCCAAACCCCACTTAAGATGATCCCAATTAGTCAACTTGCAGACATTGCTGATACGCTTAGTCGAAACCAGATTGCTACACCAAATGAACTTCGACCTGCTATTGGGCTTAAGCCATCTGCTGAACCACAAGCAAGTCAGTTGGTTAATAGCAACATGCCTTTGGACAAGCAAATTACAAGTGGAGCAACACAACCTCCTACTCCTAGCGAAATTGGTCCAGAAGAAGCTGCGCTTAACAAACAGATGGCTGATCTCGGGATCGAGGTGTAATGCCTAGTGCTGCTAACTATGATCCTGTAAAAGCTCATGCTTATTATGAGTTAACTAAACAATTAAAAGGTCGACAAAAAGGCAACAACGATTCGAAAGGGTCTAGGAGAACTAGTAGAATAGAAAAACCCAAACCTACTGTTTCACCTAAGACCTCATCCTCCAATGCTGCAGTCATCCGACTCAAAGCAAAGGTTGTAGCCTTATCAGGGGCCCTCAGTGAGGCCAAACAAGCTCTGAGTGAGAAGCGTCAAGCTGAAGTTAAGTCGAAGAAGGAAAATTCTGATGGGAAGTCGACTGTTAAAGAAAAGACGGCTTCTAAAAAGTATAGAGATACACATAAAGCCGAAATTTCTTCGAAGCAAAAAGACTCAAGTACGTCTGATTCTTCTCCGGCAAGCGTTTCTTCTATGAGTGTTGAACAACTAACCACTCGAATTTCTAATATTCAGCAAACATTGAGTGAAGCCAAAAGACAATTAACAGCAGCATCAAACTCTCTTGCACATTTTGCTCATGCTGATTTTATTGATTCTGACTTGAAACTCAATGATGTTATGCTTCTACATTCAACCAGCAGAAAGGACACCGCCGTGGAAACAGCGGATTTCAGTGGCTATGCCACTCGAAACAATCTGAGGTGCAGCGATGGGCGGACCATTCTCGCTGGCGCCTTCGACCAGAACGACGGTAATATGGTCCCATTGGTCTGGCAGCACGGTCATGAGGAGCCCACAAACGTGCTTGGTCATGTCAAGCTTGAAAAGCGTGATGATGGTACTTACTGTCATGCGTTTTTCAATGCAACGGCCGCCGGGCAGCATGCCAAGGAGATGGTAAAGCACGGAGACGTGAAGTTCCTCTCTATTTGGGCAAATCAACTTGTCGAGCGAGTTACTGACGCTTCGACTCGTGCCAAGGATGTCATCAAGGGAAACATCCGCGAGGTTAGTCTCGTGCTTGGTGGTGCCAATCCTGGTGCTTTCATTGATAACATCTCTATTGCTCATGGAGATGGGGAGTTCGATAACCTCTCAGATGAAGCCTTGATTACGACTGGCTTTGAGATCGAGGTTGGTGGAACTCTTGTTCATGCTACAGCAACTGAAGACAAGGAAGAGACTATTCAGGACGTTCTGGATACTCTGGACGAGAAGCAGGCAAATGCTGTTAACTATCTTCTTAGCCAAGCCCTTGTTGCTGAAAGCGGTGACTCGACGATGGGTCACGGTGACACTGAAGGCGATGTTGTGGGTTCACCTGAAGGTGAGGACACGACCGATGACTCTAAGGATGCGGAAGAGTCTAGTGACTCCGCTGTCTCCGAAGACGCCGTCCAGCACAACGATGGATCTGACGAGACTGATGAGTCTGACGGCTCTGAAGACTCTGAAAGCTCCGACGATTCAGACGCTGAGGCCGGCGACGCCGTCCAGCACAACGACACCCAGGAGGACAACAGCATGACGCATAATGTGTTCGACCAGGCTAAGGGCGGCGGAAGCGGCGCTCCTTCCCAGGTTCACCTCTCACACGACGACGTTCGTGCAATCGTCGAGGACGCTAAGCAGAATGGCTCCCTCAAGAGGGCGGTTGAGAACTTCGTAACTACTACTGGTATTACTGTTGATGGACAACTTCAACATGGTATCGAAAACATTGACTACTTGTTCCCGGATGCCAAGTTGCTTGAGACCTCACCTCAGTTCATTTCCCGCCGTATGGAGTGGGTGAATAACGTTCTGAGTGCAGTTCGTAAGAGTCCTTTCTCGCGCATCAAGAGCGTGACTGCTGACATCACTCCAGACGAGGCTCGTGCTCGTGGTTATGTTAAGGGCAATCTGAAGAACGAAGAGTTCTTCGAGATGTCTAAGCGAGAGACCACTCCTCAGACGATCTACAAGAAGCAGAAGCTCGACCGCGATGACGTGATCGACATTGTCGACCTTGACGTCGTGGCCTGGTTGAAGGCTGAGATGCGAGTCATGCTCGACGAAGAGCTTGCTGGTGCTGTTCTTTGTGGTGACGGTCGGTCCATTGGCGACGTTGACAAGATCATCGAGACCAAGATTCGTCCAGTTGCTACTGATGCTGAGCTCTATGTGACTACGGTCAACGTCAACCTTCTCGATGCTACCTCTTCTATCGAGGAGCTCGTTGACGCGGCCATCAGTCACCGTCGCTACTACAAGGGTTCGGGTACCCCGACGTTCTACACCACCGAGGCCACTATTGGTCAGTTCCTTACGGTGAAGGACAGCTTTGGTCGTCGTATCTACAACACTCTTGCTGACATCGCTGCCGTTCTTCGTGTTCGGGAAGTGGTTCCGGTTGAGATCATGGAGCGTGACTCCACTCTAGTCGGGATTATGGTTAACCTTGCAGACTACACCATGGGTGCAGACCGTGGTGGTGCGGTTACTATGTTCGACGACTTCGACCTGGACTACAATAAGTTGCTTTATCTGATCGAGACTCGTGTTTCGGGTGCTCTGACCATTCCTAAGTCGGCTCTGGTCTTTCGTGCGCAGGCTGCTGCGGATGCTCGTCTTGCTAACCCGACCGAGCCAGCTTTTGTCAATAACGTTGTTACTGTCCCGACCGTGACTAGTGTTTCTTACCACCAGGACACTGCTGCTGGTGCAGTGCTCACGACTGGTGCACCGACGACGCTTGCTCAGGGTCAGTCGCTTCACGTTATCGCAGTTCCTGCCGCAGGCAAGTACTTCGATGACAATGCAAATGACGAGTGGGACTTCACTCACAACGCATAGAACTGAGGCGACATGGCACGCTTCTACGGAAAAATTGGATACGGAGTATCTGAAGAAGCCGTACAGGGTGTGTGGTCGGACGAGATCACTGAGCGGGCCTATTATGGAGACGTTCTCAATGATTTGCGTTCAACATCAGCGTCCGAGAAAGTTAACGATGATATCCGTTTGCAACACAGGATTTCAATCGTTGCCGATGCGTACGCATTAGGGAACTATCTTCAGATCAAGTACGTGGAGTGGACGGGGTTTCTCTGGGCCGTTGATTCGGTCGAGGTAGAGAGACCCCGTCTAATCCTCTCATTGGGGGGTGTATACAATGGGGCTCGCCCGTCGATTGTTGTTCCATGACGTTTTAACTGAGTTATTGGGCAGCGACAACGTGTATTTTCAACCACCTCCCGATCGACAGATGCAATATCCTTGCATTGTCTACGAACGCGATAACCAATCTGTTTTGAGAAGCGATAATCTAGTCTATAATCTTC